GTCATGTGAGGCCCGTCAAAATGTACAAAGTCAAAAGGACCGGCATCGTGAAATCTATTCATAAAATCAATATCGGTCATATGAAACAAATCAAAGTTTTCATAATCAGACATATCTTTTAGCAATTGAACTCTCATACCTTCTGTGTAATCACATTGATATTTACCGGTATGATCGTAGTGTTGGTAGTTTAAATTACCATAAGGATCAATGCCTATATGTTTATTCGGTTTTAAATTATCTAATATAACTTTAGATCCCATTCCTTCACGAACACCAATCTCACAACTTAGATTTTTATTCTCGCACTCTGTTGCCCATTTAGCTAACAGTTCATACTCTACACTATCTCCTTGAATCATTGTAAATACTCCAATCCTAATGACATTAATTTAATAAATCCTCCAAGTAATATTAAACCTATAAAATATTTTTTAAATTTACTTTTCTTTTTTTCTTTAACTACGTGTTGTATTCGTTTTTGTTTTGGATTCATAAACCTCTCTTAATTTCTTTTGTAAGAATTTCTTTTGTTTTTGTAACATACTTACCTGTTTCATCAAACCATCAACAATATCTCTAGAATATTCATTAGTTTTCTTTGCACATATTCTTTCAATTTTGTTTATGTTTTTTAAACGTTTTAAGTCTTCTTGTTGTATCATTGTAGCCTCGTCATGTTTTCTAAGTCCCTCAATACATCTTCTGTAATATCAACTTCTCCTTGTGAATTACAGTTTTTACATTGAGTTGTTGTTTGTTTACGAATATCAGGATGGGATTCTTTATCTCTGATAAAACCATTACCATCACAATGCGGACAAATTATTTTACCCGACATGATTGTATCTCCAGTGTGATTGTACATATTTCTTCCTTCTTTCTTTAAATCTTTCAAACATTTCAATAGTTTTTGATTCTTTCTTTTGTGGAAATAAAAATCCTGCTTGAACACCTTTCAATCTTTGTATCTTTCTCCAAAGTCTTGTTGGATCCAAACCTGCATTATCACACAAATCATCAAACTCTTGAGTTCTTGTTTTGAAAAAATTATCTACATCTTTTTTTTCATGATCACAGATCCAAATGGTATTTACACCAAATGCATCTACTAAAGCTTGATTTAATACTGCTCTCCAAAGTTTTTGTTCTGAAGGTGCGTTATTATATTCCTGCATAGCTTGACCATAAAAGACGTGTGTTTTATTTTGATGAGAGCTTGCCATTCATCTTTCTCGCTTTCTCTGTCACTAATGTTTTTACTACTTGACTACGACTTAATTTGACATCAGGTGTCATTTTAGTCTGTAGCTTTGTTATTGTCTCATATGTTCTATTATCGACAGTAACGTTTTTATACTTGCTAAAGTCAGTCATTGTTTATATTCTCCTTTATTATTTAACTCACAATATAGGATATTATAATAATAAGTCAAGTCAATGAAATTCTTTTTAACATTATATATTTGTTCAGCTTTAACTGGAGATTGTATTATCCCAAATCAAGAGCCTTATACTTATCCTAAAATGTTTGATACGCATTATGAATGCGCAAGAGCTGGACTTTCTGAGTCATATGAGATATTATACGCCGAAAAATTTTTCGATAAAGATAGAATTAATGAGTATAAATTATACCCAAAATTTGGTTGTGTAGAAACCCCTGTAGTTGGAGAAAATACTTAAGCTCTTCCTTGTCCGTTATATTTTTTATAACTTCTTTTTTCTGATTTATTCATAGATTTTTTGTGACGGCCAGGACGTTTCGGAGGCTTTGGTCTAGGTACGAAGTTAGTAAATTTCTGTTTTGCCATGGTCTTTTATAAACGCTTTATCAGAATCTGACAACTTTAAATATCTAATACTGCCATTTATATGTTGTTTGGTGTCTTCACCACAATTAGTACATCTGTAGTATTCAGGAACAATTGCAACTAATACTGTTTCTTCACCACAATATTCACAGTGGCCATTTACAGTATCTATATTGTTAAATAATCTTAATGTTTTAAATTTTGAATTCATATTATATCTCTAAACTTTCCGGTTACTGGTTTATATTTAACTTTACCCTCTGATCTATATGCATGCAAACAGCTTGCTCTTCTCATTTCAGGAATATAGCTGCAGTGGATCCACCCTGAATTTGGTTCACCTGGATTATAGAATTCTAAAATTAGCTGATCATATTCTAAATTATTTTTAATCCAATCTGCAACTTCTGCATTATCTACACCGGGACATTCGAAATCTGCGGCCTCAGCTTTAGCATGCTGTGAATTAGCTGCACTACCTATAGCTATACATAATTCTACACTACGGAATCCGCTAGTGATAGTCACTCTTCCAAACCTATCTCTTACCGGTTGAAGTATATTTTCACATAAAGATTTTAATTTTTCTATTTGATCTGCGGAGGGATTGTTATTAATCCCTTTTCGGATCGCAGTGTCCGACTTTGTTAATTCTGATAAACTGAAATTACGAGATAAGTTCATTTTATTTTGATTCAATAATTATCTTATCAATACTCTCACTGCCGTCAATGTTTTTAGTTATAGAAGCTTTTACTTCACCACACATTAATTGTTTGTTTTCCATATTCATATTACGTGTTGCTTCACGTTTCATTTTTAAACATGTAGACATAGATTCTTGTTTCCTATGTTCTATCAGTTCACCATTTAAAAACAAGCATAGTGCTATAACCATTTTAGTCATTAATGTGATCCATTACCATTTGCAAATTTAATATTTCTTGTTGCGTCTTTTAATTTTTCAATATCTTTTTTTAATTTTTCAATTTCTTTTTCGTGATTATCTAACATCACACCTGTGTGTACATTTTCCTCTAACATTTTTTGCATCTTCTCTATTTGTGTTGCTTGCCATTCAAGGATCATGAATTGCTCCTGGTCTATAGGCTTCTGGACGCTCGCTTCTAGTAAATCTTTTTCAAAGAGCTGGTTCTTAGTTTCTAGTTGATTTAAACGTTCAATTACACCGAAGGCAAACCATGCACCTACAACTATGGCTCCAATTAGGCCAATTAAATTCCTTAGTGGTAAACCCACATTTGTAGCGTCACTTATTTTCATAAATGTTTTTTATAATTATTCTAATGTAGGATCAATTAAATTCCCTGTAATCTTGGGTCCTTAGAAGTTATATTTTTCTCAGCTTTTGGCCTGGAAATAGAATCTAAACTTCTTTTTCTTAATTGAGCCTTTGCAGAACTAGCTTTTCTTCTCTCATCTAATTCTTTTTTTAAGTCCCATTTAAAATTCATATGTTCCTCCTAGTTAGGTGAACCTACTATTATATATAAAAAATTATTTTTTAGAAGTGCTTTTTGGTTCTATCTCATAGAACATTTTGTCAGAATCTTCCGTAATCCAGTCCGAACCTTCAACATCCCACACTGTGTTTTGTACTTTATAGTCAGGCCAATCGGACTCAGTAGTGTAATTATTAACATGCCACAGAATGCGATTATTAGGCTGAGCTGCAAAATTCCCGTTATCGAGAGCCAATATATGCGCACACTTATGTTCTTGAGGTATTTGAGAATGCTCCACATCCAAAATATTAGGTTCAGGATGGGCCCAATCAACAGTGAATAAATAATTTCCTGGATAAAAGTTTTTATCCTTTCCACGATACTTGCCATCTACACCAGCAAGAAAATCATAGACATGCACACTAGGCCAATAACTAAAACAGTTCCACAACTGTAATTGGTCGACCGACATATCCGGCACTTCGGATCTAGAAAAACGTTTTTGGAAAAACGCTGAGATAGGCAATCTATAAAAGACTGCACCGTTGGGAAGTAATGCATGAAATAAGAGAGCACGACCTGAAATAGAGCAAAGACCGAAGACAACGCAGTCACGCTCGCCTTTCTTATCCATGTCCATATCGTAAAGATACTCGGTTTTAATCTTACAATATATCGGTGGTATATTCGCGTTAAGGTAGGCCATACTTTAATCCTTATATTATCATCATCCATTTATTTCACCCCATGTTTTTCCGTATTCATAATCAACTTTATTTGGGACAGCTAGTGTAACAGCATTTTCCATAATCTCAATAATCTTTTTTGCTTGTGCATCAGATTCAATAGAAATATCTAATTCATCATGGATTTGAATATGAGGTATAATTCCTTCATTATATAAATCTAACATAGCTTTCTTAGTCATGTCAGCTGCACTACCTTGTATCAATTTATTTAAAGCTTTGTATGTAAAGGCTCTTTTGATTCTTCCTCTTCCATAAGTTCTTTCAGCTTCTTCTAAAGTCATAGGAGTATGCATACCAAAAGTATTTGGTTCCCATTTATTAAATCTACATCTACGTCCAAGTAATGTTCCAATAGACCCAGAAAATTGAGCTTGTTGTGATGTTCTATTCATAAGTTCTCTAACAAAAGGTACGTTCTCATGATATTGATTAAATAAATTTTCAGCTTCTGCTTTAGTTGATAAACCAAGTTCTGCTTGTAGTTTTGCTTTACCCATACCATAGAATAATCCTAAGTTAATTGTTTTAGCATTACTTCTAGATATGCCGGCCATGTCTGCTACAGTTTGGTGAAAGTCTACTGAATCACTTTTAAATTTTTCTACAATAGAAGACACTGAATCATCATACATAATTGGATCTGTAGTTGCTGCATAGTGAACTACAAGTCTTGGCTCTTGTTGTGAGTAGTCAAAACAACCCCAATGACAATTATCTTCTGGTATAAATAATGATCTAATCTTTGGTCCTAGATCCTTGTTCCTCGCTGGAATTTGTTGAAGGTTAGGATTAGAATAACTAAATCTACCTGTTACTGTTCCACCTTGATCAGATCGTATTGGATTTATATCTGCATGAATCCTACCTCTGTATTCATGCTTTAAGATTGTATCAATAAAAGTTGTATGTGCTTTATTAATTTCCCTTGCTTTAGCAATCTTTTGTATTAAAGGGTGTTTGTGCTCAGATAAAAAATTTTTAGTAAAGGAGGGCGCCTGTGATTTCAAAGTTCTTTCGTAATGTAAACCGAGCTTGTCAAAAACTTTCGCAATGGACCTTGCTGCCCATATCTGTGGTTCAATTCCTGTTTGCTTTTTTACTTCTAATAGTAGTGCCTCTTCTTCTTTTAACATGTTTTGTTTTAATTTGTGTGCACCTTCTACGTTTACTCGCACTCCTTTAAATTTCATGTCTATCAAACATGGAAACAGTTGTGTCTCCAGGTCAAATATTTCTGATAAATTTTGTTTTTGTATTTCTCTTGATAAAGCTTTAAATAATTCTAATGTAAGTTCAGCATCTTTTTCTGCATAAGCTCCAACATACATTGCAGGAAGTTTATACATTTCAGATTTAGCATCTACACCAGCAGCTTCTGCTGCTTCTTTCAATCCTTTTTCATCTTTAACTTCTCTTAAATATTCATAAGCGATACTATTTAATGTATATGATAATCTATTCTCATCAATTAATGATGCCATTACCATCGTATCAATAATAAAACCATTAATAGGAATATTATATGCTCTTAACCAACATACGTCATACATTGCATTATGAAATATTTTTGTGTTTGGTGCTTTACAAACATCTTTTACATAATCAAGTACAATTCTTTTATCTAAATTACCTTCTCTATGTCCTATTGGATAATAACCAGACCAACCATCAACAGCTAAAGCAACACCAATAATTTCCCCTTCACCGATAACTGCACCTGATCCTCTTGATTTTAAATTAGGATCTCTAGTTTCTAAGTCAATTGCTACGTAATCGTATTTTGATAAATCAGGAAATGTTTCTGGACAAGTCCATTCTGTTGCTGCGTTAAACATCATATTATACTCCTAACATAAAATAAAACATTGCAACGCAGGTCAATAATCCTAAATCATAAATAGCTGTCATTTCAAAATTCATTTCTTTTTACTCATGTCTTTCAATTTCTTTTTTTCTAATTCACAATAATGAATTATCTTATCTATATCTTCAATTCCGTTCTTATTCAAGTATCGACAAACATATTTTATTACGTTTCCCTGAAAAAATGAAAGGTCGTTTTTTGATATAAATTCATATGGTTGAATCTTAAAATTTTTATAATGGGATCCTCCAATTTGTGTATCTTGTGGAAATGCATCTTTAAATATATCTTTATGTGTCATATTATTTCTTCTCCTATGTTGTATTGATATTCATAACCTTGATTCATTATAAATAAGTTTTCTTTTGCTCTTGTGACACCAACAAAAAATAACCTATGTTCAGTGTCTTTATTTATTTGCGCTGCTTCATAAATAATTCTTTCTAAATCTGTAAACAAAATTACATTTTCTGCTTCTTCACCTTTAACAGAATGTATTGTAGCTAATTTTATTCTTGCAGGTTTACTTAGATCCTCGCCGCTCGCCACAAGTTCCTGGATATATTGATTTTGATAATCTTTAAAACGTAATGCAGTCCAGTCACCATGAGCAATTAAACCATGATCCATTCTTAATTCATCCATGTCTACAGAGTCTACGTTTGCCAGAGACTTGCCTCCAGAAAATCCATAAGAGACATCTCCTTTATCGTATTTTAAATATTCATAAATGTTTTGAGCTTCTTCTCCGGAGATACTTGCACCCTTATTTAATCGGTCCCAATCATTAATTGCTTTAATGACATCTAAAGGCAGTAAGTCATTGAATTTACAGTCAAATCTGAATCCTGTTTGTTGCAGGATTGGTACTAAATTTTTCATTTGATCATTAGTTCTAGTTAAAATCATCCATTGACCTTTACTAAAATCAATATCTTCTAGTTCTAAATCTTCTATAACATGTCCTTCTGCTTCTCTAGGTTTCCAAACTTTCTCTCTTCTTTCATCAATATTATTTAATATTGATAAAGCAGTTCTGTGTATTTCTTTTGGTACTCTTCTTGATACAGTTTGATGATCGGCAGTCCCTTTAAGATTAATAAATATTTTAGGATCAGCACCTTGAAAAGCATAGATAGCTTGATCGTCATCCCCTGCAACGTAAGATCTTTTACAACAGGATTCTATGTAAAAGAACATATCCCATTGCAAGGGATTCAGATCTTGAGCTTCATCAAGAAAAACGGCGCCGAGGGAGGGGCATAGTTTTTTCTCAACGAAATCGGAAATCATGTCTGAAAATTCAAACATGTTATAATCTCTTTTGTAATCAATAATATCTTGATTCAATTGTTCAAGTAAAGGTTCACTTATAAAATCTATTAAATCTAATTTGATTGCTGCATCTTGCAAACTCATTTTAGTACAACGAGAGTATTCTATAATTTTCATGTATTGATTTTTATATTCATGATAACCATTTTCTTTTTGTATAGTTTCAAAATGCATATCGGTGTGTCCATATTTATTTTTAAATGGATTCCAATTTTCATCTTTTAATAATTGAGACTTTGTATCTATGTTTAATAATTTAGTTCCCATTGAATGCATGGTGCATATCCAATCAAATTCAAATGTTGGATATTCTTTTTGTATTCTATCTCTTGCTTCATCAGCTGCAGCATTACTAAATGTAATGTAACAAATTTTTTTAGGATCAGTTTTATTTACAATTAATTCATTATGTAAATGTTTATGGATTAAGGTATGTGTTTTACCTGTTCCAGGTGGTCCTGCTATGACTGTTCTCATTCAAATGGTGCTGCTTTCTTTTCTAATCTTTTTGGTGTATACTCTTGCACTTCAATTTTTTCTACAGTCCATAATTTGACTGTTTTCTTTTCTTCCTTTCCTTTTACTTTAACTGTTATATCTTTAGTTGCTGTCTTACCGTTAAATAAATTTTCTACTAATCTGATTGTTTTATTTTTTGAATAAGTTTTTTCTGGCCAACTTTTACTTCTAATTATAAATCTCCAAAAATCTTTAAATTTAAAATAACTAACACCATTTTCTGTATAAGGTTTGCTTTGTAATACTGCAGATATATCTTTTCCATCACGACTTATAAATTCAGTTAGTAATTCTTTTAATTGTATATCTACTTTAGCATCATCAGGAGCATCTAATGTTGCCATGTTTTTCATTAAAGATGCCAGTTGTTTTCTCCACACTAATTTAGCAACTGGAATTAATGGTCTTCCAAGTTCAGTCATACATGCAATACTAAATTTTTCATGATCATGTAATGTTGCTGCATCAACTTCTATTGAATCTTCATCTATATCTACAAAAAATATTGGTGGATCAGATTCATATTTTCTTATTGATTCAATTGATGGCATTCTAACATCACCACCTTTTCCATATTGTTTTGTATAACAAAGTTTTTCATTACAAAAATTACAAATAGGTTTATCTTTACATCTATAATCATAGTCTTTCTTTTCTACTTGTTCTTTAATTCTAATAACATCTTCAGAAGATAATTTAGGTTTGATATATTTTTCATCATTATAATTATCTAAATCTTTTTTCCACCCTGTTGGATTAAATTTTTTTAAATAAACTCCAATATTAAATAATCCATTATCCCTACCTGATGCTGCAACATCACCATTACCTTCTACAATAGGACCATTTTTAATAATGGTATTTAAACATGGTGGACCATCAGGAAATGCTTCTTTCTCTTTTTCTTTTGTTTTATTTACAAATAAATTTTCTAATTCAATATCTTCTAAAGCAATTAAATCATATGATTTTATAAAACTGTCTATAGTTAAAGAATTACCATTATCATCAATTGCATACTTAACCGTTCTATCTCCACCATGATAAGGCATGTTTAAAAAACTACCAACATCTCCTCTATCTGCCATAATTTTAGATTGTTTAGGAAATATTTCTGCTTTAGCATAGCCTAATGATGATGCCATTAGTTGTAATTTTTGTCTCATCAAAGATGCAGGTACAAATTGTTTTGTAAAACAATAAACATGTGCACCACCTGATTTAGATCTAAATACAATTAGTGGTAATTTCTTTTCTCTTATCTTTTTAATTAATTTTAAATGATCAAAAGGATATGTATCAATATCTATTGCACCCCATTTACATTTATTATCTTCATTGATTGGTATAATACCAAGACCAGGTTCTTCACCTTTTAAATGTTTTTCCCACAACTCATTAGTTACAGGTTCTCTTATAGTTTTGGATCTAACTTCGTTTTTACCGTCGTGTCTTATTTCTTCAGTTTTTCTAGTGATACCATGTGCACTTTCTAAACCTTTAAATATATCTTTTAATCTTTCTATCATTTTCCCTCTGATAAATTTGTATCAGGCGGCACATCTGTACCGCCTGATTGTGGCAATTACTTGTCGTAATTTCTCATAGAAACATGAAAGTCTTTAGCTGCTTGATACATGCCGCCATCTTTCACTTGTTCAGGTGCACCAACAGAAAAACCATACCATTGATTACCTTTTCCAGAGTTTAATACTGATGTTATGTGATAACTAAAAGCATATGGAGCAGGTGTATATACACCTTCAGCATCTTTTAGTGTTTGAGATTTTTGCAATGATATCCATTTTCTTGCAATCTTACCTTGAGATGCAGACATTGACATCAAAGCTTTCTCAGCTCCATTCTCACCAACTATAATAACATAGTTTTGGTGTACTGTTAAAATGTAGTTACCATTTTGTAATCTATCTTTACCACCATCCTTAGTAGTTTTTGATAGAATATCAGAATCAGCAGGATAAATTTGTTCTGGTCTACCTGAACCAGTACCAAATTCTGCCCATTCTTGGAACTCCATTTTGTAGTAACAAGGGATTGCTCTGAATCCTTTATCACCATCATATAGTTTTTTAGTAACTATATTTAAGAACATACCTGGTTCTGCACCTTCAACGTAATTTTGATTACGCTTCTGTGCTTCTCCAGATCCATTCTGTAAAAGTTTTAAGATAGGTAAAGCAAGAGATTCTTGTCTTACATTCTCAAAACCTGTTCCGGCATCTTCTCTATATAAAATAGTAGAAGGTGTTTGTGCCTTTTTTGTTTGTACTTCTGTACTCATAGTTTAACTCCTTTTTATATTTGTACGGTTACCTACGTAAGTTTTGAAGCAATCAGGGAGTTCGATTCCAGACTCGTGACACTCCCTAACTACTCCTTTAAGGGTCTGAGGATGTACGCCTACTTTCTGGACAGGTTCGTATCCTTGACCTTTTGCAAGGACAGCATATTGTGCCGCCTTGTTATCTTCGCCACGACCAAAGGTAACGGTGATATCATTTTTAATAATATCACCTCGACCGTTATCACGAAGCCAGTTAAAAGCTGCATCTTCATCTAAGATAGATGCACTATAAAAGTTGGAGACTTCAACTGTCTCTCCATCTTTTAGCTTTAATTTTTTAATATTCATTTCCTCCATCATTTGAGGAATTTCAAACTGTGAAATTATATTTGCTTTTTCTTTTAGTTTCTTAATACCATCTTCAGCATTTTTAATTTCATCTTCTAAATTTTTTAGTTCTTGTACTTTGTTAGCTAATTCATTTGGATTAGCAACAGAACTTATTTGATCTTGCTTATCTTCTCTATAATTTATTTCACTCATGTGTTACCTTTCTATTCTTTCTAATATAATCCTACAAACTAAATTGTCAAGTAGTTTCTCTTTGATACAAATCAATTTCAATTGGATAATATCTTCTTTCTTGTTTGTCCCATTTTAACAATCTATATTGGCCGTTAGTTATATCAGAAACAATTGAACATGCAACACCAATAATTGCAGGATCACCGGTTAATAATAAATAATCTTCTGGTGTATAATCTTTTAATAATTTTCTTAATTTAAAAACTAAAGGACCTGCACTTAAAATAATTTGTGCATTCTCAGGTAGTAAAACTTTTAATTCACCATAGTGGCCAGCACCAATAATGTTTATTTTGGGACGACCTTCTCTAGTACCAGGAATGTCCTGGATGACATAAACTTTATTTTTCATAACTTCTTGACATTTTATATGACATTTGATAACGCATTACAATAGAAAGTATAAATAAAAATTATGGATTATAAATTCAAAAGTAAGCCTTTTGAGCATCAGCTCAAAGCTTTAGAAATGTCTTGGAACAAAGAAGTATTTGCATACTTTATGGAAATGGGTACCGGTAAATCAAAGGTACTTATTGATAATATTGCTATGCTTTATGATAAAGGTAAGATTAATGGTGCATTAATTGTTGCACCAAAAGGTGTTTATAAAAACTGGTTGGAAGCAGAAATTCCAAATCACTTACCAGATCATATAGAAAAGAAAATTGGTTTCTGGCAAACTAAACCTGATGCTCCTGACATGAAAGCTTTGTTTCAAACTGATGAAGATTTACATATTTGTATTATGAATGTTGAAGCGTTTTCAACTAAAAAAGGATTACAATATGCATGGAAGTTTTTAAATTCACATAGAGCATTAATTGGCATTGATGAATCTACTACAATAAAAAATCCTAGTGCAAAAAGAACTAAAGCCATTTTAGATTTAGCTCAATATTCTAAGTATAGAAGAATACTTACAGGTTCACCTGTAACTAAATCACCCTTAGATTTATTTAGTCAATGTCAATTTTTAGATCCGTGGTTACTAGATCAACAATCTTATTATTCATTTAGAACTAGATATGCTATCTGTAGAAAAATAAATGTATCAGGTAGACAAGTTGAAATTGTAGTTGGTTATAGAAACTTAGGTGAACTATCAGAAAAATTAAAACCATTTTCATACAGATGTTTAAAAGATGATTGTTTAGATTTACCTAAAAAAACTTATATGAAAAGAATTATACAACTCACTGATGAACAAAAAAAATTATATAAACAAATGAAAGAACAGGCTCTTGCTATGTTAAATGGTAAGATGACTACAACCGCAACTGTCATTACTCAAATGATGAGACTACATCAAATTACTTGTGGTCATTTTAAAGCTGATGATGATTCTGTTCAAGAAGTTAAAAGTAATAGACTAAATGAACTTATGAATATTATTGAAGAGGTTGAAGGTAAAGCTGTAATATGGGCTCACTATAGATATGATATTAAAAGTATTGTAGATGCATTAGAGAAAAAATATCCTGGTTCAACTGTAACTTATTTTGGTGACACTACAACTGAAGATAGACAAAAAGCAATTAAAGAAATTCAAAACCCTGATAGTAAAGTTAGATTTATTGTTGGTACACCACAAACAGGTGGTTATGGTATTACTCTTACAGGTGCATCAACTATGATTTATTATTCTAATGGTTATGATTTAGAAAAACGTCAACAATCAGAAGCAAGAATAGATAGAATAGGTCAAGAAAAACCAATGACATACATTGATATTATGGCAGAGGAAACTATTGATGAGAAAATTGTTAAAGCTTTGAGAAATAAAATAAATATTGCATCTGAAATTATGGGTGAAGAGTTAAAAGAATGGATCTAATATTATTTGATAATAATTTATATCATTTAGTATCTGTAACAAAAGAAATGTTACAAGGAATAGATATACCTAAAGGTGTGGATTGTTTTGATCTTTGTGAAATAATAAGAGAAAATATTAATTTTAAACAAAAATTTATGGGATGTATATGTGGGGCCGGAGCCCCACAATAATTATTTTATATTTACTTTTGTACCTTTAACTTCTTCAGGTTCTTTAAAACCTAATTTAATTGTTAGTACACCATCTTTCATTTCAGCTTCATCAACAAGTACATCATTTCTTAATGAGAACTGTTTATAAAACTTTTTATAAGATAGACCTTTTGTAATATATTCTTTTTCAGAATCATCAACTTGACCAGACACAGTTAATATTCCGTCTTTTACTTCAACAGATATATTTTTCTTATTGTATCCTGCTAGTCCTAATTCCATTCCGTATTTACCTTTGCCGTATTTCACAACATTGTAAAAAGGGAAAGAATGTATTTTAGTTAAATTATTGAAGACATGATCGAAAGTGTCATCAAAAAAGTTATTCATTAAACCGAGTGCTGTCATATTATCCTCCTTATTTAAGCAAGTTTAATAGGCCACATTATTGTGCACCTGCGTAATATATAGGGGGTACTTAGGGTCACGTCAAGGGTGTTTCGTCAAAATATGAAGCTCTCAGGAAGACTTTTTTAAAAGATTCCGAAGTATTTTCCAGCTATTGCGCCTAAAGCTGCAACAATCAATCCAAGAATATAATCTATTTTTTTAGAAGTTTTATCTATATCTTCATGCATATGCTTCAAATGATTGTCTTTAATTGTATGTATATCTTTCTTTAAACCTTTAACATGACCATAAAGAGCTACTAAATGTTCACCAGTAGTTTTAGGTTCTTTAGCCATTATAGTGATCCTAAATTTTGTAAGTATTGATTATATAATTGAGCAACACCGCCCTGTAAATTTTCTTGTTGATCAACCGTAGGATTAGCAAGTTGTTGTGCTAATAATAAATTTTGTAATGGATTAGAATCATCGTCACTTTGAGGTAATGGATTACCATATGCATCTGTTTTACCTGCTAATCTATTTGACATGTAATCTTGATATACATCTTCTAATTGTTGATCTGACATATCCGATAATGTAGCAAAATTCATACCTGGTATTTTACCTGCTCGAATTACATCTTGAAAAAAATCTCTATTTTTAGCTGTAGTAAAATCTGAAAATGCTTGCATTGGTCCTTCTAATAATTTCATCAATCCGTATTGTGGTACCTTTACATCAGGTCTGTATTTTGTAAATCTATCCAATGTTTGCATATTTTTAAACATGGTATTTGTTGGACTATATACCCCTGGCGGAGTTACAAAATCAAATACGCTTGGAGGTCCTTTAATTGTTGTTGGATAAAATTCAATATCATCTTTAGTATAAAGACCTGGCATATCAACAGGATCTAAAATCTCCATAGTTATGTTATTATCATTTCTGTCTCCACCAGGAGAAACTGAAGGTCCTGATGGACCATCACCAAAACTTGATTGTGAACCTACATTACCTTGACCACCAGCGCTTGTTTTAGATTGTTCACTTCCACTACTGTAAGCAGCATCACCTCTATAACCTGGACGTTTACCATCCATTCTTTCAGCTACTAATTGTGGTATTCCTGGCATTATACTAATCCTCTTTGTCTTAATCTCATTTGTTGTTCCTCAGGTGATAATAAAGCTAATTCTGTAGGTGTCAATCCTTGAGCTGTAGTTAATTGTTGAGGTTGAGCTTGACCAACTATGTTGTTATTTGGCATAGGTTGTGGTGGTAATGGCGCTTGAGTTAAAGGCTCACCACCGCCTGGTAAGAACTGTTTATAGTAATTAAAGTCAATAAATTCATCAAAATTGTCATCTAAAGATAAGCCTCTTAGATCTAATATTACATCTCTTAACGCACTAAATGCTTCTTTATATGGGTTTGGCTCACCAATTGTATCTTCTATTTCTTGGAACTGTTTTCTTATGTTATCTGATATTTCATAAGGTGCAAACTTTCCTCTCAATAGTCTGATATAATCATTACTTAATTGTCTATCAATAAACTCTCTTCTTATATCTAAATCATTAGCTCCTAGTATTTCAGCAGACAATAAATCTTTTCTCATTTCTTGTTGTACTAAAAATCTACCTTTGTTCGCTTTAATAAATCTATCTAAAACATCTTCCGGTGATTTAGGTCCACCTCTTAATAACCCTTCTTCACCCCCTGTAAATAATCTTCGTGCTTCCCTTAATCCTCTTTGATAGTCAGCTAACTTAAATCCCATAGATTTAATAGGATCTAGTTTAACTGCACGGAATCCTGCAAAACCTGCAAGTTCATCTGGTAGTTCAAAAAATTCTCCTCTTTCAGATGGTTTATCTAAAGCTGCTTGATAAATTCTTCTTATTTGTGGATATGAAAAAGGCATCATTGCTTCTGCAATATGATTAATAGAGTTAGATACTACTTGACCTGGTTCAGTTTCTAATTGTGTTTCTGTCCAAATCTGTCTACCATCTTTACTTCTTCCACCTCTTGTTGTTAAATCTAATAAAGCTTGTGTGTAAATTGCTTCAGATATAAATGGTGATGCAAGTTCACCTGCAGCTTGATACATACCATTTAATAAACCAGGCATTAAAGCTTGTTCATCTGTAATTCCATTTTGAATATTATTTAATACTGTGTTGATAGGTCTAATAGCAGTGTCATAAGCATTACCATGACTGAAATCTACATATTTTAATTCACCTGTATCTTCATCTCTAATTGGAAGTATAGTAGAGTTCTTAGACCATTGAGGTAAATATCTTCTCATTGCCTCTAATTCTTCATTAGTTACATCATATAAAGCTTGGAAACCTTTTTGGATTCCATAAGGAGCTACAGCTAATACTGTAGATAATCCCATTAATCTTTTAATACCAATATTTCTTAATGCAGGATCATTAATTTCCTTAATTGCTCTATGTGCAATATTAGTTGTTGTTCTTAATATTTCAGATGGAAACGACATAAATGTACCAAGTGGTAAACGTCTTAATGCTCTTACTGTATCTGATACATAAGCATAATTAGGCACAGTATTTCTTACAATGTTTGCTGCTTCTTGATCTAAAAAATCTTCTGTAAATTCTATACCTGCTTTTGTATATGCATTTTTTAATCTTGATCTTTCAACAGCGAAGTTTGCTATTTTAAATAAATCATCTTCTGCAGTATATAAATCTTCTGCAATCTTCATTCCTTTTTTAGCACCACGTTTACCTAAACCAAAAAGTTTTTGTCCCATAGATGCTAAAGGTTTATCTATGTTTAAATTTTCACCAAACCTAACATCTTTTAAAAGATTTTTTATATCTCCTAATTGTACTTGTGAATTAGTCACACCTAATTTTAATAATTTTTGATAAGCTTCTGATTGTTGTTTAGTTGATTTACCAATCTGCAAGTCACCAAAAGCATCTATAAATGCTTTCCCAACAACTCTTGGATCTTCAAACATAATACCATTAGCTGCAGAAAAACCTGTTGCAGAGAATAAGTTTCTAAAGTGTGTAACCGGTGATAAAATTGTTTTAGCAACTTGAGCTACACCTTTTGGTGCCAATATTAAATTTCTATATACCCAAGTCCCTAGCTCCTCGACGCCAGTTGCTCCTTCTCGTGGCTCAAATAAAAACTTAAATGCTTTAGAACTATCTCCTAAACCCTCAGCAATAGCTTTAGATGTATATAAACCTTGTAATGGATTAACTGCAAAGTCATCTTTAAAAAAAGGTGCAAGATAATCATCAAGTGCAACTATTTCTTGGTTAGGTAAAGCTCTTTCAGCTTTTAAATTTTTAACATCATCTAAACTAAAAAAGAAACCTTCTTCACCTGGTCCACCTTGTTTAAGACCACCAACGACATCTCTTTTTATTTTCTCATCATCTTTAGCTAAATTTTCTAATAATTCATTTCTTCTAGCAACAGCAGATAGTCTTGCCATACCATTATAAATTGAGAATCTTGGATCTTCTATCTTACCATATAAATCTCTAAATACTTTACTACCTTCTCCAACAACTTGATCTATCTTCTTACCATTAATATCTCTAGTTACTATCTGTTTAAAATATTTTTTAGTTGTAACATCATCAGATCCCGGTGTTAAATTAATATATTTAGTAAAAGGTAATTGTTTAGGTCCTTTAGCTTCTACTGCATTCTTTAATACATTGTTTACTAACGTGTCTGCTTCTTGATCAGTTAATGCATTTTTAACTGGATCAAAACCAGGTGTTTTTCTATTTGCAAATCTATGATATCTTTTGAATAATTCTTTTGCATTATTAACAGCTTGATCTGTTGGTTTATAATTAATAAAAGGTAATGAAGATTTATCTTCAAAGATCGCATAAGTATTACCTAAATATTCTTTTGTTCTTTCACCTAATAAACTTCTAAGTTCTGCAACATCTTTTGGTGCATTAGAACTCATATCAATTAAACTTACAAATTTGTTTCTAGCTGCATCAATTGTTTGAAATAAATTATTTACACCTTCTTGATCTAATCCTTTTTTCATTAAAGAATCACTTAATGTTTCTTTTGCTTTTGTAGGTATACCTTCATCAAGTTTACCAGAAAACATAGTTTCATTTATTTCTTTTAATATCTGTTGTTTCTCTTGTGCTGTACCTTTATTAAAAGTAGATTTTAATGTTGGAAACATTTTATCTACTTCAGTATCTATGCTTTTAACTATTCTCATGGCTTCATTTGTGTCAGCCATTGTTGCACCTTTTTCTGCCATTTTAGATTCAAATATTTCTTGTGGTTTTGCACCTCTTGCTCTTAGTGAAGAAAATATTTTATTATAAAATTGATCTAGTTTTGAATTACTAAATTCTAGTCTCCTGCCTCTCGTCGCTGCAGCCTTGATTCCTTTACCTACACCATAGACAATAGGAGTTGTAAGTATTGCTTCAGATCCAAATTTAACTCTGTTTAATAATTTTCTACCAGCATCTTCTCGTCCACCTTCATCTGTAACAGAAGTTAATTGTGTGGGTCCTCCTTGAAATGCATCTCCTAAAGATCCAATATCTTCTACATCAGCAACAAAAGCTTCTCCTGCTGCACCACCAGTAACTCCGGCCGCGAATCTAGCAGCCTTAGCTTTTTTATTTAAATCACCTGCAGTTCCTAAAGCTTTACTAACATTAGGACTAGCAAGGTTTGCATAGTTACCAATCTTTTTAGCTTTGATCGCTTTATCTGCTAATTTAGTTGCAAGTTTAAAACCATAACCACCTGGTACAGCAACTTGTGTAATTGCTTCTGTTAATTTACCAATAGCTCTAGTTCTAGCAACTTCTTCAAATGGATTTATTTTATCAAAAAATTTTTCTACATCAGCTGCAGTGTCGGTATCTAAACCTAAATCAATAAGTTCAGCTCCTAATGATACAACACCTTCTGGAATTTTAATTAGACCTGACGCAATACCTGCAACACCGGCAACAATAGCATTTGTTTCACTGCCTTGTTCTTCATCTATAAGCTTAAATGACTCAAACTCATCGTATTTGGTAGTCATTTAACCTCCTAACCTATATTTAAAAATGGGTTATTTCCTCTTGATTCGAAAAACTCTGCACCTGGTTGTTTTGTTACAATTTTCTTTTCTTCTACTTTAGGAACTGTAGATACTTGCCCTGAAGTTGCTGCACCTAAAGGATCTGCAATTGTAGTGGCTACACCATTTTCAATTTGTAAATACACATCATATTGAGGATCATAGTAAATACCATCAGGTTTATTTTTAGCTTTTCTACTATAATCAATTTTACCACCTTTAGTTCTAGTACCATCAATATATCCTTGAACAGGTTTTCCAGTTTTATTTTCAATAGCGTCTTTTTTCTTTTGAAAGTTATAATATTTTTCTGCTTCAGGTTTTTCTAATAAATATTGTTTTTGTATAATTTCAATATCATCTTGTTTAATACCTTCTTTAAATCTTTCACCTACACCATATGTAGATTCTTCAATTATCTTTTTAGCTTCTGCATTTACTCTTGCAGCATAATCTGATTGAGACTCACCAGATTTTTGTGGTCCTACAATAATTTGAGCTTTCTTCTGAGCATCTAATAATTTATTTTCATTTTGTATTCTTGCTAATCTCTCTGCACCTTTTTGTTCTATTGCAGTTTTAGCAGTCAACATTGCAGCTGGGTCTTGTTTTAGTTTTGACATTTCTGCTAATGCTTGTTCAGTTGGTCCTCTAAATGCAGTAGCAATTGCACCTAATGTACCTTTACCTGCACCTTCACCAGATACTAATCCTAATCCACCTCTAATTAATAAATTAGCAAGCACATCGCTTCTCTCTTGTTGAATATCTCTACCATAACCCGCTTGTGCAGTTTGATAAATTTCTTTTAAAAATGGATCATCTTTAATTAAGTCTTGCATAGTCACTCGACCTGCATCTTGATATTTAGCTCTACCACCAGATGCTAGTTTCATGACACCTTCCATAGCCGGTCCACCTCTTCTGAACATAGGTCTTTTTAAAATTCTACTCATTTAAAATCCAAATGCTTTTGAGCCTTCACCTACGAGTTTGTATATTCCTGCTAGTGTTGAAGCTGTTCCTAATGCAGTTGATAAACCTGAAGGAGAAGGTGTAATTGTTTGTTGTGTTTGTGCTGGGTAACCAGAGATTAACCCCATAACACCAGAACCCAAAGCTTGTGTAGCTTGATATGGTTGGTAAGCTTGTTGGTAAGCAAGTTGTCTTTGTGCTTCTAATTCTGCTTGTTGTCTTGATTGTTGTTGTGAACCTAAAGCAGTTAAACCTGCAATCTGAGTTCCAACTGCTGCTGGAGCTGCTTGAGCCATTTGTAATTGTTGAGTAAATCCTTTTTGAGCTAAATCTTGAGCTTGCGTAAATCCTTGTTGTAATAACTGAGCTTGTAACGCAGCTCTGTTTCTATCTGATTCAGCACCGTAAACTGCTTCTTGCACCGCGCCTCTACCTTGACCAAATGCACCTGCACCTACTTGTTGTGCTCTTAATCCTGGTAAACCTTTTTGTGCTTGAACATCAAATTCTTGTAAAGTTGTAGAAATAACATCTTGCTGATATGGAGACATGTATTGTTGATATGCAGTTGGACTTCCAGCAATAGCTCCTGCTGCTTGTAAGTAAGGTGCATAAGAACCAAGTCCACTTGCTAGTTGTTCAGCTTGTGTAGTTAGTGCTCCAGGGCCAGCTACAAATTGTGGTCCATATAATTGTGATACATCTATTTCTTTTAGTCCGCCGACTGTTTTCGTTAATTCATCTGCATAAGTTTTTCCTAATGCTTCAATATATTCTGCGGGTAATTGACGTACTTCTTGTACTTCAGCCATTATACGGTTCCTCCATTTTCTAATGTCTTCATTGTGTTATACAGTCTTTCTGCGCCCTTTTCAACATCTCCGTTACCCGCTCCTCGCACCGCGTCAGCAGTGAAAACAAACTCATTTTTAGATAACATTGCAGGCACATCGTCTGCTTTTTCTTTAATTCCTACCGGTACAAAACCACCTTCTTTTCTATAATCCAGTTCTTGCACACCTTGTTGATTTTCTCTAGGTTGACCCATAGGTATACCCATAATACCACCTTTTGCTGCATATTCTCTAGTTTGTTCTTCAGCAAACTGAGCAGCTTCTTCATCAGTAGCATTTTTATTTAAATTTTTAAAATATTGTACAAGATAGTTTTTAACTCCTTGTGGATCTCTAGAAAAAGCAGCTTTAGCTTCTTCTTCGTTACCTTTAAACAGACCTGATAAAACAGATGCTCCACCTATTCCTAATAATGTTTTTCCGGTTGTTCCCATAGTTGCTAGTTTGTCTGCAGTCCCAGTAAACCCAGCAATATTAGCTATATTAGGTAGTATATTTCCAAAACCAAAACCTGTTCCAGCAGCATTACCGTATTTCATTGCAGGTAAAAATTTACTAAGTCCAGGTATTTGACCACCACCTAAATAATATCCACCAGCAGCAAGTAATGCTAATTTACCTACATCAGATTTTGCAAAATCACCTACAGCGCTAACAGCTTTTTTGATTGGTTTAGTAATAGATTTAACAATACTACCTAGACCATATTGACCTCTAGGTACCATCATTTGATTAACAGGTAATTGAGTGATTCCTCCACCCATATATAATTGTCTTTTCATTTGTGATCTTGAAATAGCCATAATTCCTATAATATTGTTAACAATCTGGCAGGCATATTATCCTGGAATATATCAATTTACTAGGTTTTATTAGCCTAGTCAATCTTTTTTGAATGTCAGGTCATCCATTAAACGACCCTCATATCTATACTCACCAACGTGAGTTATGTAATCTTCAACTAAAACATGACATTTTCCACCTATTTCAGTCCATCTTTTACAAAAACCAAAATCCTCTCCATAATATCTTTTAGTATCCGGTTCATGATAAGTATCAAAAAAATTATAAAAATATTCTTTTTCTATTTGTTGACCATTTAATATAGTTGGTTGGCTAATTTTTTTCTCTGGATAAGCTTTTATCATTTTATCAAAAACAGATTTTTTAATTAACATACATCCAGTTGGAGCATGTGATACTTCAGCAACCCCATTTTCAACTTTAAGTTCTTCTCTACCTTCTAGTTTAATAGGCCAAGTATAACCTTGTTTTGATAATAAATCTGGTTGCATATTACCTTTTTGATTAATACGATTATGTACTTTTTGCCAGTCTACGTGTTTTAGTGGATAAGGAGTTGCAATAACATCTTTGTCTGCGTTTATCATTTTCATAATAGTTTCAAATTTAAATTCAATATCAGAATCAATAAATAATAAATGAGTATACATATCCCCTGCTTCCAACATACCATTTACACACAAATTTCTACCTTGTGTAACTAACGAAGATTTTAATAAAGAAAAAGAAACTAATATATTTCTCATTAAACATTCTTGTTGAAACTTTAATAATGACTGAGCATAATGAATAGAACACTCACTATGTACTGGTGTGGCTAAAAATATTTTAGGTAAATTATTTTTTGTTTGTTTTACTTTTGATTCTGTATTTACTTCTTTAATTGTTTGATAAGTATTTTCATTTATCCATATAGGTTTACTTGAGTCTTGCATTTAATGCTCCTTTTAAAAAATTGTTCCAGGCGTGTCCTTGTTTTTCCCAACTATAAAAAGTATTTGTAAATTTTATTTGTAAATCTAAATGATTTACAATACCTGGAGAGGTTAGATTATTTGCTACAGCATCAATAGCATAAGCAAAATTTTTAGCTAAATTATTATAATCTTTTTGATAAGGTATATAAGAACTAAACTCTGAGCATGTTTCAAATAAAGCCCCTAGATCTGTTGTGATTATATATAAACCAGCTGCCATTGATTCTATTGCTGAGATACAAGATGTTTCTTCCCAAATACATGGATAAGCAAATATATCATACTTATGTAAATTTTCTTTTATATATTCATTTGGTTTATAACCGATATAATTTACATTAGGTAATTGTCTTGCTTGTTCATATAATGCTTCCCATTTTTTATCATTAACTTCTTTAAAAGCTTGACCATAAACATCACACGAAGAATACACATCTAGTTCTACATTTTTATTTTTAACATATTGCATTGCTGCTAATATTACATTTAAGCCTCTCCAAGGTGTTGGATGAAATATAAGTTTAACTTTATCTTTCTTTTCATTTAATTTTCTTGGTTTAATATTATCAATACCATTTTTAATTACTAAAGATTTTTCTGTAGGTATATCAAACATCATTCTAAATTTTTCATAAGTCCAATGTGAATTAAATACATACCAATCATATTTTTTATGATTAGATTTATCCTTAAACCATGGAGCCAGATTTGGTTGATCGTATGAATTTTTTTGCCAAAGAATATTCATCTTTGTTGGATGTAGTGGAATTTTTTCAGGGACAGATGTTGTGATTTGTACTTGATCTAATATTTTAGAATCAACATACTTTCTTAAATATTCAAACTGTAGTTCCGTCCCACCTCGTGGTGCTTGCATAAATTACTTTCTTCCCATTACTTTCTGTAATAAATCTAATCCTTTGTTCGTTACTGTTACTGCAGTATCCACTGCTAAATCATCTTCTTGATGAAACTTTAAAAACTCTTCTTTAGATTCATAAGTTTTATTTGTGGACTTACTTCTAAATGTTTGTTTGGTTACTGTTTCTATTTTAACTGGTTTATCCATTCTGATCATCTCTGCTTATTTCTAATAATGCTAACGTAGCACTTATAGCAGATGTATCAGTAGATTCAAGAGATATAGAATCACTTTCTTCTAAAATAATTGGACCTTTTGCAATGTTACAAATAGTAGGCCCAGTAACTGCAGCATAAGCCACAATATAAGAAGTAGAAGCAGAAAAATCTGTAACTCTTGCAGTTACATTTTTAGATCCACCAGTATTAGTGATTTGTATATTTTGAATAATTGCATTTGCATTCGTAGGCGCTGTGTATAAAGTTACAGCATCTGTTGTGCTAGGATCATAGAATGCATTTTTATATACGTTTGCCATTAATATCCATCCTGTACTAATAATAAATCAAATGAAGCAGAAGCAGAAGAGGTAGAACTTGCCTTTCCAGAAACATAGATATCTGACTTTTCAGGTATTACATTGATTGCATTAAAGATAACAGTTGTCTGTCCACCTCTAACATTTAAAAATTGTTTTGTTTGAAAAGCTCCGTTAGAACCTTCATTTATTCTTTGTATAAATTTAAAATCCATTTCTTGGTCTTTACCAGATGATATATTCATTGATAATAAATAACCAGTATAGCCTGCAGGTATTGTATATAATGTCATTAGTGTTTGTCCATTACCTTCCGATATAGTTGCAGCAACATCTGATCCACCTGTATAGGTTACAGTAATTGTCCCCTCATTATTTCCAGTTGTTCCAGCTGTTTCTACAGACATTCTAAATACTCTTAAAAAAGTTTGAGTAGTTGTAACTGTGGTTGTTCCATCCATATCAACAGTCTCTTCAGCAAAATTATAAGAACCATCTAAACCTTGTATTCTCAAAGTTCTAGCACCTGTTCCTGCTACATCATCATTAGTGTCATCACTTACTACATCAACAGTAACAGCTGTAGATTGCCAAGGATAGTTATCTCCTGTTTCCCAGATAGTTTCAAAAGCTCCTGAACCAATACTAGGATTATACCCAAACTTATTGACCATTGTATAACCAGGAACTTTACCTTGCTGTACAGCTAAATAAAATGGAATGTCATCAACTGTACTTCCACCTGTTATTGGATTGACATTATTACATCCAGACATTAGCAACCAAACCTCATACTAAACCATGTGAATCTTTGTAACTCTTGTTTTAAATCTTCTTGATAACCAAAATTAAGTTCATTCTTTAAAGTATCTAAACCTTCTCTTAATTGTCTTTGATTAGACTCAGTGTACTCAGGAGTAGGTTCAGGTATTACTGCTGTAATCTTAGCCATTATCTTCTACCTCCTGCTGAAACATCTAATCTTAAAGTTCCATATCTCCAAGATTCATCTACTGCATCATTTTCTATTTTTAAACTTACTTGTCTTCCTCTAACTCTTGTACTTACAAATGTCGTTGTTGTATTACAAGTAAAAGGACCTGTAATCAAAGGTCCATTAGGATCTGATTGTTCTGATTCATTCGGATAGTTTCTAAAAAACATAGTAACTTTTGCATTACCAGATAAGTTTTTAAAATCAGGAATAAACCTTGATACTCGCATAATGTTTTCACCATCACCTCTTAAGTCAGCTCCGGCTTGAGTAGTTACAATATCATAATCCCCTGATTGAATATAAGATGTAATTGCTGATGTATTACCATTTGCATCAACTTCATTTACTCCTGTTTCATGAGCCCAGAATTTACTTGATCCAAAAGTATTGGTTACACCATTAATTGTTGGAAAACTTGGTGTACCTGATGTTGTAAACTGAGAAGCATAAGGTAATCCATATGTATGGTTATCTGAATAAGCAGTTCTAGATAAGGAACCTGTTGTCCAAGTTTGTTCTAAGAAATTAAATACGACGTTTCTAT